TGTCAATATACCTGAGCTGAACACCATTAAAGAATGTGACGGGGGTTGCCGCCACAATATAATCGGTTGTGTATCCGAAACGATATCTCGAATCATAAAAGTTTTTATTCTGTGTCTCGTACGACTTGTTTCGGACAAACCACGTCATCATAGTCACTGGAAAGTTGGCCGTCAGGTTCATACGGACGACACCCCTCGAATACGTCTGGGTAGCCTCTTTCCATACTCGAGGAATTTTGTATGTAAATGGTCTAGATCTGAAATATTCACGCTCGGATGGACTGAGTGTCACCTCCTCGAGCAAAAGTCTTGGATTTAAAATATCTATCGTCTCGGGTGCATTTGTAATCCACGCCTGTGTATTGAATGTGAATCGGACAGAGACGGTCGAATTTGTCAGGGCGCACAAAGGAAAATACGGCTTCTTCTCCTTGTAACCATGTGTGTAGCGACGCGAAAAAAAGAATTCGAGTGGAATTACAAAATCCAACTGGGACGTCGCAATGACATTCGATCCTTCGGGTGTTCCATTACTCACCAATTTGTACATTCCAAGTTTTTCATCCGCATCCAAGAACAACTGGTCGCGAATAATATACCAATCGTCTGTAATGGATTCGTAAACGATACCGTCCACCATAAACTCCGCCTTTTCAATCAAAGCCCGGCCAATCAGTTCCGAGTAGTAGCTTCCGGCTGAGAGTGCCGGGAGAGAACATTGCAGATACAGAGACGACAATAGATCACCAGATTCGCGAGGGAAAATATCCACCTGACACACATTTCCAAGGTAACCTCCAACTTTTTTGAGTGGTAGTGTGAGCCGTTGTGTGAGTGCAAACGGTGTATGTCTCTTTATGACCGGTATCCATTGAGATTGACCACCAAACATATACTTTTCTTGTGGACCAATGGCCGCCAGGGCGTTTAGGGCACCAGTACCGGCTCCGCGATGCACAACTGTATGGTAGACGTTCAAACCTTCTTTGGTCAAGACGTTCGAACCAAGTTCTCGCAGACGACCATGGGTTCCCACAATTTTAGAATCGTCGTAGAGTCTTGGATCATAAAGACTGAGGTTACCTGTAACTTCCGCAATGTTAGCAACTACGGGAAATATCGGTGGAGCAAACGTAAGACGCATCAACGAACTTCCGGCCCGAATATCATTTGGTTGGTCAGATGTTACGAGTGCATTTGAGACGAACGGAAACGATATCGCTGGTGGTCCGGGACTCACAACCACATCCGAGTATACATTTGCTGTAAAACGTACAATTGTTACCGTTCCGTTGATGCCCGATAGACCACGAACTGTCCAGCCAGTACCTAGTTTCAGACCATCCGTAGTTTCATCTACATAGACCATGAATGTGTTTGAAGTTTCACGGGCAGGAGTAGGAGCATAAAACCCCATAAAACTCGCAGTCGTCGGAAGTTTTTCAAACGAAACCGAGAGTCCTCGAAGAATATTCTGAACCTGAATTTTGTACGCTGTGCCGGCGCGTGTTCGATCGATGTCGGTCCGAGCCACCTGATAGGCTGCTCGAAAGTCGGCGTATGGTTGCTCGAGTTCTTTAATTTTTGGTTCTGGTGTCGTGAGGTCAAAGGTTGTAAGTTTGTCGAGTGTGTCAATCGTCTTCTGTAGCTTTGCAACCAGAGTATCGAGTAAGACCCAGTCGCCAGAACCACCAGTCACTGGAAATACATCAACCTGACTGGAGATGAGTGGAAAATAAGTGGCAATTAAAATTGTTCGATCAACCGGGTCAGAGACTTTTGATATTCTGACAAGTTCTGAAAGTATGTCAAAGTATGAAGTGGGTGCGTGGATAGGTGGCACAAGCCCGTCAATCTTGATAACGAGATTATTCAGGGCCGCCTTGAAACTGTCGAGGGTTGTGACGGTCTGCAAGTTGGCGACATCTGTTGCAATGTCCGGAGGAACTATCAACTTAAATTGTTCTTTGCGAATAACTAGAATTTGTTCTTCGGTTACATTTGGAAAGACTGTTGTACTATTGACTGTATTGTACGACAAGTTTCGAACTTGAAGCAGAGACAGACGACTCATAACTACAAACTGTCCAGATTTTGTTTCCACAAGTCAGACACACCTGTGCGTTTCAGTGTTTCGAGGTCATGTTCCAACTTTTGAATCGTGTTTGTCAGTTTTGTAACTTCGCCAAGTGTGTACTGTGAAGTTCTCGTATCCATGAGCATCGTCCAGAGTGGTTCTGGAAAGTCATACTGTTTGAGTTCTTTGTGAATGTCAGCCATTGGACGCCGAAACACAACCAACGAGTCTTCCGTCACCATCTTGATGAAACGCGCCTTGTGTCTCAGGATTGAAACTTCGGCTGTAAGTTTTTCAATCAGATGTGTCCGGCGCTTCGCGTACATCTTGGTACGAACTTCAAGATAGTCAACCAGAATCTCCTCTGGTGAGTTGTATTTTCGGACACCCTTTGGTCCGACGAGATACATATTTGATGTATGAACTAGCTTTGTCAGGCTGAGCTTGTCAGGCGTGCAGCCCCAAATTTTGAAATCAGGCGTGGTTTCGGTTGAATGATTTTCATATTTAGTCACGACACCCTTTTCGACAAGTTCATCCAGGGACTCTTTGAAATCCTGAATCCATTTTCCGGGCGGAAGATCCGTCACGTGAAGATGTCCATTCTTTTCCGTCGCCGTCGCTGTAAACACCCACGTGTGTTCAGACTTGCGCTCAACCGTTCCTGTAAACCCCTTGAAGTATGGTTTCATCGGAACCATGGGACGTCCTTCGAGTGCACAACGAATGTTCGCCACCAGATCATCCAGGTTGTACGGCGGAACATAGCACGAAAATCCCGTACCGATACCTTCGGCGCCATTCACGAGCACCATCGGTACAATTGGTGCATACCATTCTGGTTCGACTGTTTGGCCATCATCCTTGCAGTACTTGAGAATTGAATCATCATGTGGATGAAAAATCTGACGCGTCATAGGAGCTAGCCGTGTGAAAATGTATCGAGGGCTTGCTGAATCCTTGCCGCCCATGAGTCGAGTCCCAAACTGTCCAGAAGGTTCGAGCAAGTTGAGATTGTTTGATCCGACAAAGTTTTGAGCCAAACCGATGATGGCACCTTGGAGACTCGCCTCGCCGTGATGATACGCCGTCGTCTCCGCCACATAACCAGCAAGCTGAGCCACTTTCATGTCAGATGTGACGGGTCGTTTCATGCATGCAAACAAAACTTTACGCTGACTTGGTTTGAGACCATCCATCATATGCGGAATACTTCGATGAATATCTTCAGCCGAAAAGAATGCAAAGTCGTGGTGAATAAAATCAGTCACGGCGAGCTGGCGTACATTCCCGTACTCGACACCCTTTGGTTTGTTTTTCATGTGTTCGAGCAACCATTCCTTTCGCGAGTCTGCCATTGACTTGGCAAACGCCAGAGACATTGAAGCGTCTGTATTTTCATCCATGTCAAAACGAACCGTCAGACGATCAAGTTGCCGAAAATACTCCTTGGCCTCGGCTGATGTGGACGTACCGAGACCCTTGTAGTACTTGACTTGGCCCCTCGGCGCCGCAGCCCGAAACGCCTCCTCGGTAAAATACCACGTCGAACCCACTTTGATGACCGGTGTCATCATAGCAACCACAAATCCAAGTCGGATGAGCTCGGGCCAAAAATGATGAATCATGTTCAGAACCAATCCTTTGATATGACTTCCGTCAAGGTCAGCGTCAGTCATGATCATCAAACGACCATATCGAAGTTCTCGGAGAGAAGTATAAGTACGACCATGTTGGAGGCCCAAAATCTTTTTCAGATCCGAAAATTCTTGATTCTCAGTCAGTTGTTTCACGTTTGCATCACGAACGTTCCGAGGTTTCCCCCTGAGTGGGAAAACGCCATATTGATTGCGGCCTACGACCGAGAGACCAGAAACCGCAAGCGTCTTGGCTGAATCTCCTTCGGTCACAATCAATGTACACTCGTCTGAACGAGCTGTACCGGCCCAATTGGCATCGTCAAGTTTTGGAATGACAATTTTTGAACGCTTCGAGCCATCCGTCTTTTTGAGCTCCTTTTCAGACTTGGCAAGTGTAATGGCAGCCAGATCGTCTGCGAGACCACAGGCCATCACCGCCTTGATAGATCCAGGTTTGAAGACGTAATCGGTCGTGTCTTTGGATGTGCACTCCGTCTTGGTCTGAGATGAAAATGTCGGTCGGTCGCGTGTAGCCCGAATAAACACCCAAAGAGATGCGCGAACCTGAGCCGGTCGAACATCCTTGGTAGGCAAGGCGGCAATAAGCTGATTCACAAAACGATCGACGTGTGTACCTCCTTGAGTTGTTGCGATACCATTGACGTACGAAACTTGTTCAAACTTTCCCGTATCCGAGTGCCCAACGACAATGTCTCGGCCGAGCGGAACAAGCGGACCTTGAGTGTGCATACGAGCATACGCCTCGAGACTTTCTACAACAAGCCGGACACCATTCAGGTAGACGTGAGCCTTGGGACAACACATGGCGGCATCCCACACCCGACGCGTCATGACAGTTTCAAACGCTGGTGTCAAACCAGACACTCCAAACTTTGACCAGTCGGGCATAAACTCAATCTCGACTCCGTTCGAGTCGGCCGTTTCTTTGATGACAGGCTGACCCACCTGACTCATGTTGTACGACCAAGTTTGTGTGTACTTTTTGCCCACCTTGACTGTGAATCGACTCGAAAATACATTTGTGAGTTTGGCACCATAACCATTTCGACCACCAGTCGTACGTTCCTGAGTATCATCATAGTTGGACGAAGTCAAAAGATGTCCAAAGATGAGTTCGGGAATCCAGATATGTTCCGTCTCGTGACGTCGAATCGGAATTCCGTCACCATTGTTTTTAATTTTTATAGATCCATCTGATTTCCATGAAACGTCAATTCGTGAAACCTTACGAGGGTGAATTGTGTGTTGATCAATTGCATTGACGAGAATTTCATCAAAAATTTTCAAAAGTCCTGGTGCAATTTGCACCTGGCAGCGTTCAAATCCATTTTCGATCCGACGCCATGTGTCCTGCACATCCGGAACGAGCGACCCAATATAACTATCAGGTCGTTTCAGGATGTGTTCGACGTGTGTGAGTTTTTGCCATTGTTCAGCCATGATGATACATGATTGATTAGTTTTAACGCCATACATAGTCGGTTCGGGGATCACCTTCAAACTGACTTTTATGGATCCAACGATTGGCCGAGTCCGGATGACCCTTCCAGTGGACCAGGAACATATCCTCACGTTCATCTAGAATATACTGAACTTCATAGACGGTCGGATCGTCTCCGACCAACTCGCGCATTTCGTCATCATATTCGTACCAGTTCATTGTGCCCATCGCCTTGTTACATCCTGAACAGCCAGCCCGGTAATTGTCCAGTTCATCCTCTCCACCCCGGGCCCGTGAAACAACATGACACTTTTCAAATGTGAATGGCGTCAGGCGTTTTTTACAGGAGAAAACAGGGCATCGACCCTTGAACGAGACGCCAAACTCACGTTCCCATACACGCTGACGATCAGTTTTCCGGCCTGCACCTTTTCCGGCACATCCCCGGCACATGACGAGCATGTCATTGAATGATCCACCAGCCGCATGAACTTCAAAGTTCCAGACGTTTACACGTGTTCCACATGGACACAGTGACGTGTACGCTTGACCCACATGGTGCAGCCACACTTTAGTCTTTTTGAGTCGCGCCTGGACAAACATAACCTTGTGTGTCTAAAGTGCCGTATTTTTATGTCAAGACTTTTCAGAATGAAAATCTGTCCAACCAATTTTGGTCCGTATTTCTGGAGTGTGATTCACATGACGGCACTCAGCGCCGAGACTATCATGACACCCGAGAAGCGCGAAGCGTACATACGATTCTTTGAGTCGATGCCGGATATTCTCCCGTGTTCTCAGTGTGGCAAACATCTCAAGGATAACTTGCTTCTCTTGCCGGTTGATACGGATGACATGTTCAGATGGTCGGTCGACTTGCATAACCTCGTCAATTCCCAACTGAACAAGCCTGAAATTCCTTACGAAAAGGCGAGAACCTATTGGTCCGCTCGTTGTTCCCGTGGTCCATCCAGGGACAAGAATGCCCTTTTGGTCGCGGCGCTCATCATTGCACTCTTGATTATCGCATATATCCTCAAGTAGGCTTTGACCAAAACATCATAGTTGCGGCACATCCTACACCTACGATGCAAATCATATTTGCCAAGAACATCTTCCATTTTGGAGGTGGTCTATGAATTTCCACAGGAACTGGGACAATTACATGTTGGTTTGGTGGTACAGGAAGTTCGGCCCGACACATAGGACATCGAGAAACATAACATTGGATATGAACCTGTTTCTTACAACACCCGAGATGGACCACGGTACCAATCAAGGGTTCGAGACACACCGGACATTCATCCTCCATGATATGATTTTTGAAAAAAACTATTCAATGTACACAATCTTCTTCTTGTCAAATCCAAGACCATTAAAATTTGTGGTGGCGGCCAGTGTGTATGCACCCATTCGAGGCCAAACGAGCACGTCGCCGACTCGGCTGTTTAGCGGAATTGGAATCTTCTTCCCAATGACATCCGAGCCGTCGCACGTACAACCAAAAACGGTGTGAGGTGTACAATATTTATCCGAGACTGGTACCGGATGTGCATGGTCCATGAGGATGCAATTGAATGCACCGTAGAGTGACTCGTCAATCGTGACTGAATTATCCTTTGTACCGATAATTGTCGTATGAAGCTCAACGGCATGTTCGACAAAAAATCTACCCGGTTCGGCAATGACGTCTGTAAATCCATATTTGATAATTGCTTCATTGATTGCTGCACAGGCGGGATGCATTGATTCGAGTGTCTCGGATGAAAATCCGCCACCAATGTCGAGCAGCCATGGAGAATGACCACAGGCTCGAAGGACATCAAACGCGTGCCGGGCTTTTGAAATTGCGTGTGCATGTGCATCGGGTGACTGAGCAAATGAACCTACATGAAAACTGACTCCTATGATAGTCAAGTGGAGTCGACGCGCTTCCTGGGCGAGTACAGCCCATTCGTCTGGTTCGGCTCCAAACTTATTGCCCATTGGGCATTTTGCAAGCGGATCATCCGCCTTGATACGAAGAACAAGCTCCATGTTGGGGGCCAAACGGCACAACTTATGAAGCTCTGAAACTGAATCAAACGTTGTTGTTCGAACTCCGAGACGATAACATTCTTCAATATCCTGTGGATTTTTGCACGGATTGGCGTAAATCACAGGGGCATCACCAACAAGTTTTACTTCGGCCGGACTTGCACAATCAAATCCAGATCCACACATAGCGAGCGTCTCAATCACCCTGGGATCCGGACAGCATTTGACTGCGTAGTATGGCTTGATGGTTGGGAACATAAGGGTCCAGAGATCATAGGCTTTTCGGACTGTTGTCAGATTGATTATGTACACCATCAAGTAGTCGCGGACTACTTTTTGTTTCCAAGATTTTTATTTTTGAAAATTGCTCTAATTTCATTTTCATAAGCCTTCATTCTTTCAGCTTTTGTTGGTTTCATTCCAAGATTCCTGAATGCAATTCTTAAAATACGATCTAGTTCATTTTTCTTTTTTTCACGGTTCGCATTCATTTAAAAAAGTGTAACATTTTCTTTGTATGGCGAACCGTGTATTTCTCCTGGACCGTTCTGGTTCGATGGATTCATGCCGAAGCGATACGATCGGTGGGTACAATTCGTTTGTGGATAGTCAAAAGGAGTTTGGAGGAACAATGTCCTTGTACCTTTTTGATCATGAAGTCTCAACTGTCTATGAAAATGTACCGATCGATAATGTCAAGCCACTGACATCTCAAACGTTTGTACCACGTGGTTCGACTGCACTTTTGGATGCCATGGGTCATGTGCTCAAAAAGGACACGCTGACCCAAAACATTTGTATGATTATTCTGACTGATGGCGATGAGAATTCATCCGAAAAGTATACATCGGCACACGTCAAAGACTTGGTCGAAAACCGGACCAAGAATGACAATTGGACCTTCATCTATCTGGGTGCAAACCAAGATGTTGTTCTGAATGCAGCGCGACTTGGACTGTCACCTGCCCAAACGATGTCGTTTGATACTCGTCGCACACCTGAACTCTTTCAGACACTGTCACAAGCGGTGTCATCGACTCAGGCGCAATACAACCTGCCAGCTACCCCCTGATGCTCCAAACACACGACTAATGATCCGTGAACACTTTTCCGGATCAAAATCATGCGAACAACAAAACACATCAATGTAAACTAAACTATCCTCCGGGTACGTATGGGCCGAAAAGTGACTTTCGGCCAGTACGAGTACACCAGTCGCCCCTTGTGGATGAAATTGATGAAATGCCCGTGCGACAACTGTAAACTGGCATTCGACTGCAACTTCATTCATGAACTTTTCGAGCGTCTCGACATCACTGATAACTGTTCCGTTTACATGTCCGATAAGATGTGCCATCCTTTATTGACTGTTTATCTTTTTAAGGTGCGCGCATCACTATAAGTCCAACATAGAGGAATGCGAGTATAGCCACAAACGACAGGTGCGCAACGCCAAACCACAACTTCTGGGGCTCGGCCGTCTTGTCTGTGCTTGATTCCAAAATTGTGAATATGCTCGACATGAACAGTGCAATCATACTCACGGCGAGCAGAACCCGGACAAGCGTTCCGCTGTTGTTGCTCGTCGAATAGTTCATTATATCATATCAAGGTATTTTTTTCACCGAAGAAACATGAGCAAAGCCATTGCGAGAATAATCTTCAGGGTTGCCATGAACCACGTCGACTTGCGGTTAATACCGTAGCACTGCTTGTTGTACAGTTCACGGATAGCATCGGTGAACAGGACTGCGGATGCTATGCCGACAAAAAAGTTGCGCTCTGTGACGACCATTAATTTACCTCTAGATTTTATTCATGAACTACACTGAACTTACCGATGACATGGAGATTGACTTTGACCTGGTGACCAAACTTGCTCTGTTACGTAATGCGTCATTGCCGGCTGTTGAAAACTTACCTGATGACCCAGCCCTTGAACATTTACAGGCGGCAAAACAGCGTTACGTCGCATGTATAGATGCCATCCTGGAAACATCCAAACTCATCGAGACGAAACAGTCTGACCTAGATACAATGAATGAATTGTTAAAGAAACTCGGACCGGCTGTCGGCCGTTATAAAGAGTCTTTAAGAACCGTCCTGGATGATTTCGAAACGAACGAGGGTCTTGAAGAAGCTCGGACAAAACTTGCACGACTCACCGCTGAGTATTCTTCACTGTCCAAAGTTTTTGAGCTTGTCAAAGAACCAAGCCAATTTTTGTGTTTTACATGTTTGGATAGGTCGATCGAACACGTATTTATTCCGTGCGGTCACGCTGTGTGTGTGCAATGTTCAATTCGGATGGCCCAAACGGTCAACTGTCCTTTTTGTCGGTCGCCAATTATGAACCGTCAAAAAATGTTTCTCGCCTAAATCTTGAAACGTCTGACTTCTACAGGTGTTTCGTCCCAAAAAGCCTTTGGGTTTGACATGTAAAGTTCGTACAGACGTTGGTTATCATCTTGTTTCTTCAGTTCGACGTTGGACAGCTCGGCTGGTATACTATCCAGCAGCATTACTTGTAAATCCTTAATCTCGGGTGTGTAAAGAGCAGCGACTGCAAACCCGAGATCAATGTCTAGCCCCTCTTGTGTCCTGAGCCAGTAGTGTTCACAGACATCCCCTGGACTGACACAAAAACCTTTTACAAAATTCGTCTGAATACCTTGTGTGTCCAGGTGACGCTTCAAAAGCGCACAGTGATGGACAACTGTACCTTTGAGTCTGTACATCTTGATTCGCATAGCAAGTCGACGAACAATATCCTCCATGTTTTAAAATGACATGTTTTCTTTACGACAGTTCAGTGTACATTGATTTCGACACCATTGGAGTCTCGACCGGTTCAGCCTTGGATTCCACCACTCTGACAAGTTCCTCGTCGGCATTTGCCACCTCTTCCATATCTATAGCTGCAATGTCATATGCGCGAGTCGTTGTCATACCACCGATACTACTCCCACGTGTGCCAAGGTTTGATGGCTGGTAACCAGTCTCTTGAACGTTACCGGCTGGCATGGCCGTCGTATCAGTCATCGGCTGGGTATTGCTGTCCGACATGGGTGGTGGCGTCGTTTCAACCATCGACTGAACGTTACTGTCCGGCATGGGCGTCGTTTCAACCATCGGCTGAACGTTGCTCACCACTTGTTCTGGGCTTTCGTACATGCTACGACGGTACATGACTGCAAGGAGAATTGCAGAGATGATGACCAGAACCATAAGAACCTTGTGCCAAGTCTTCGCCTTCATTACCTACTGTAAACATAAAAATAATAGATCTTTGTAAAACATGGCATCATTTGTTCGTCTGGTGGATCACATGGGTGACGATTCGGCAATTGTTCAAGCGGCACGAGTATCATACGGCAAGGGTACAAAGACGGTGAATGACGATCGGGCTCTGATTCGCTATCTGATGCGTCATCATCACAGCACACCTTTTGAAATGGTTGAACTCAAGTTTCATGTCAAGGTGCCCATTTTTGTAGCGCGGCAGTGGCTTCGGCACCGTACTGCATCTGTGAATGAAATTTCGGCTCGCTATTCCGTCGTTCAGGATGATTTTTACATTCCGTCAAACTGGCGTTCTCAGAGTACGACGGCACGTCAGAGTTCGGATGGACCATTTGACGATCCGCTGTTGCGCATGAAACAAAAGGCGTCGTGTGACCTGGCGTTTCATACGTACGATGAACTATTGCGCCGTGGAGTTGCTCGCGAACTTGCACGGTCACATCTGCCTCAACATACATTTACAGAGTTTTACTGGAAGATTAACCTGCACAACCTGTTTCACTTTTTGAAGCTTCGTATGAGTAAGGATGCCCAACAGGAGATTCGCGAATCGGCTTGTGAAATTTTCGAATTGATTCGGCCGATTGTTCCTTTTGCAACCGAGGCGTTCAAGGATTATGTGCTCGACGCCGTGACTCTGAGCGGTCCAGAAGTTCAGGCGCTCAAGACGGGCATTTACGATCATCTTTCTGCCGGAGAACGACGTGAGCTCGAGGTAAAGAAATGGTAAGACTAAAATCTATGGCGATGCACCAAGTGTCTGATTTCATAGACTCGATCAAAGAAAGCATCACAGATGCACAATACAAACAAGGTATGGATATGTGCAAAGAAATTTTCGAACAAAAAGAGTCTGAAAGTAAAGTGTACCGGATGACATTTATGCGTCCATATACATTTTTGGACAATCATTGTGAAGATCATAACTGTCAAAATTTCAAACTGCTCGTAAGTTTTGTCAAGTCTGAATCACTTGTTCGTCTCGACAAGAAACGCTACGAAGAAATTCTCGAATCGAATCTGTTTTTGGGTTCGATTCGAGAAATGAAAGATTTTATAGATGTTGAACTTTTGCGTTCTTTTCCGACTGATCAAGAAGATCTCGGAACTGATCTCGAATGGTATGAATTTCCTGTTATCAAACTAGTTGAACTTGAAGACGATGTTTCCGGATGAGTTGCGTCCGCGTCTATAGTTTGGTGGAGGTGGGGCAGGACGCGACGGGCGTGGCGGAGTCCCGATTCTTTTTTCAAGAGCGAGCAGTCTGCTCAGATGACTTGGTTGAATAGTTACAGGTGGTAGATTAGCAAACACGTTTTTATTTAGTCCTGTACGTACATTTTTTGCCATTGTGATGAGCGGTGGAGGTGGTGCCCGACGCACGGGACGGGGTGGACTGCGCTCAACATTTACGCGTGGTAGATTGGCAAATATGTTTTTGTTTGGTTTTTTGCCAGTCTGGACATTTGATACGTTTATAAGAGGAGCTTGATTTTGTAAAACACTTTCAAGATTCTTTAAAAAATTTCGATTCAGTGACTGTGTCCGCACTGGCGACCGCACTGGCGAGCGCGACGGAGTTTTCGTGCGACGAAAACGCGCCAGAATACCACGACGTGAAGGTGTCCGTGTCTTTCGTCTGAACAGTTTTCCCAAAAACCCCATACTTTATGTCAAGAACTTAGTTGGAGAAGGCCAGGCCACCCATACCGCTCTGGATGCGCAGCACGTTGTAGTTGA